GTTCTTGCTAAGAGGCGTCTTTAGTTCGCCTGAGCTTATTTTGTTTTGTGCAGCAATAAGAGCCTGTGCCATGGCCTCTGGAGACTGGTAACGCCCAAGACGGCTCAATAGCTTTTCATCACCCTTTGCAATGTTATTGCGCCAATCATCTGGCCAGTAGCCTTTTGTTTCTGTCTTTACGTCCCCCTTCGGTTCAGTGGCTGATGCGTTCCCACCTTCTGCAGGATTTGCCGTATTTGTTGTGGCAGTGGCCGGCGTTTCTGTCGCTTGAGCCGAAGTCTCAGCTTGCGCTGCAGTTGTCTCTACAGTAGCTGCGCCACCACCTGAATCACCTTCGCCAGTTGTTGCATCTCTATATACATAATATTTAAACTTCATTTTCTTCCACCCTCCTCAAGGTACTTGTGTTCAACTTCGATAACTTCACAATTTGCTGCCCAACAAACCCGCGACCTAATGCAAAACTTGTTTCACGATCTGTTGGGTAATACTGAAACTCATACATCCCTGACGCTTGTTCAATAATCCATTTCATTGCCCGCTGCTGTTGATGCGCATCAGCGGTTCCTGCCATTACCTGTTGAATAGCAAAGGCGTCTGCTGCCTTGTAATCAGCTGGTATATGAGGCCCCGCTGCTCTAGTTTTCTTCATACGTTTGCCGACTCAGGAGTAAAGCCGCGACCCAATCCACCACCCTGTCCTTGGCCCAAGTTCTTGACGATATTAGAGCCCTGCTCCATGGCGTTCAAAGTCTGTTGCTGTTGCGCTTGTGCCTGCTGCTGTTTCAACGCATCCTGAACTTCCGCCTCCGTCTTCATCCAAGTAGCAGGCACTCCAATACCAGTCAATGCATCGCGTAAAGCCACCTCTGCTTTTGGCACTGCAGCACACGATGGATCGAGAGAAACCGCAACGGAAATAAGCCCTTGCGCCTCTTGGAACTTCTGCCCCTTCTGCTGCTCAAGTGCGTCATGCAATGGGGATTCAAAATGAAAATCAATCTCTGCCCCAAGCAAACGTTTAGGCCATGCTCGCGGATCACCAAACGCGCCATTCCTGCGCATGATGTCAAACGTCATATCGCAGATTGCCGCGTTGTATTCCATCTCCATTGGTTCGAAGATTGGCAACGCTGCGCGGATATACTCTTGAACACGTTGACCCACTTCATAAGCTGTCATGTCTGGACCACGTTGTGGCAATGTCAATGCATCCAAAAAGAATGCCTTGTGCAACATGGCTTGAGAGTTCTTATTCATCTCCAAGCCGTAGTTGAATCCTTTCAAGTCTTGCTCGATTGGACGTAATGCAGCACCTAGACGCTCGTCATACTCATTGTCAACCCATGTGATGCCACCGGCATAAACCGCGACATCGGAACGAACTGCATCTTGCGTTGCGATCAAAGGTGGGCTGGTTGCTTTTTCTCCTGCCTCAAGTAATGTGTAAGTCATCGCTTGAATCAAGCGCGCTTCAGGCAATGCTGCGACAGAAGCTGGAGAATAAGAATATTGAGAATTTGAGACAGTCTGCCACCGCGGTATTACATAAATCTTGTGCCAAACTGGGACTGCCTCAATTATTTTTGCATTCGATACGTCATACCATATTGAGAAATATGGTCTGCCTTTAGCATCGTCGTCATACATTTCTGATGGCACGACCATGTGCATGGTTTCCACTTCTTCGAATGGAGTTTTCTCTAAAAGCCTAGTAACTTTCTCGTCAACTTTCCCTGGGAAAAGACGTGCCAATGTATGAGCGGTTGGCTTCCACTTGCGAAAAATCGGACATACTTGACCGTTCTCGTCCTCTTGCCAGCACATGTCACGTAAATGCCAGCAACGATACAAAAGACCATCTGCATAACGGTTCATCTCAACAGATATGACACATTGACCGAATGCAGCAAAGTCATGATCGCCCTCTTTCGTCGCACGAGTAAACAATGATCTTGGGTCATACATGGCTCTACGTTGCGTCTCGTTGAACCATTCAAGATACTGCTTGGTGTCGTTGTCGAGCGTTTTGCTGTATTTGATTGACGTGTGAAACCACGGCCTAGCCGTGGGGCGTAGCATAGTAGAGAACTGATCGCCCAATTCACGCCGGCACATGACTGGATAGCTCGTCATCAAATTAGCGGCGAAATCATCGCCGATCGATCGATTCACAGTGAAGTGCGCACGCTCAGGATAGAAGTTATCCGCGATCTCCTGATGCAGCGAAGTGAGCGGAGCCTTCTTTGTGAACAAATTATTAGCCATCTCTAAAAGCTGCTTGGCATCCATGTTAGCCGCCTAACTTGTCATTCTGATCTGTCAGTATCGTTGATGCTCGACCACGCCGCGCAAGTTGATCAGCAAGTGACCGTTTTTTGTCAGCATCAATGGCATCTTGGTCTGGCATTGCGACAGGCGGCTTAACGACAGGTTGTGGCGGGACGTTAATATCCGGCTTGGTGAGGATACCCAATGCATCACCAGCTGGCTTTCCTGTAATTAGCGCCAATGGATCACCGCCAGTTTGCTTAACTTTTAGCGGGTCACTCTTCATCACATTGGACAATGTATTGAATATTCCAGTTGCCATATCAAAACTCCCTGACATAGATTTCTTCATCAAATCTATGTTTCGACTTACGCATTACTCCTGCAAATACACTCATTGGTTTTGCATGCCAATAAATGCACTTTGCTCCTCGTTTTTTTGCTTCATCTTCACACCTTCGTATGAAGTACAGACCTATGCTGCTTTTCCTGTATTCAGGCTTTACATAAATTACGTCGTGAGCTCCGTAGATAAACCCATAATGCAAATGAGGTGTCAAAAAGACGATCACATATCCAACCATCGTCAACCCTTCGTATGCCGCATAAGCGATAGTCGCGTCATTTGCTTCCAACGCCTCATACAAATCCCATTGAGGATTTGGGTGTTGCATCAACCCAGTTTCAACCTCTAACGCATGGTCATTCATCAAAGATTCAATCCCACTACGCTCGACGGATGGCAAAAACTTTCTTATCTCAATCATGTCCTTGCAGTTAATGGCTTACGTCCACCAAGTACAACCTTTGGATGACGCACAGGATTTCTGTATTCAGCACGTTCCATCCATTCCAATGCATCAGTAATTTCTCTTGGTCCCTCAAACCACGCCATGACTACCGCGTCACCACGGTCAGTTGAGCGCCCGAGGCGGTCACATACCTTTTCTTTTGGCTCGGCTTTGATGCCATTAGAAGTAACTTCAAATGTTGGCGCTGTAAGGTCAGCAAGCAACTTAGGGTCAGGAGGCAATGCAATTGGACTACCGCCTGACTGGCCTGGATCAAGTGCTTCGCGCATTGCCCAATAAGCTGCGCTTCGTTTATTGGTGAAGTGGAGCTTCCCATCGCTTGATCTCCGAGTCGTGGATTCAGCACCTTTGTACGCTTTGACTTCTACTGAGTTACCGCTAAGATGTTCATACATGGGACCACCGTACCCTCCACCCATATCCAGCACTACCAAGGCTCTATCCCTCCTGTGAGATACGACGATCCCGCTGCAATGCGAACCAGCGCGCTCCATTGGGATTGTTTTTCCCTCCACCTCAACCAAGTTGTCGAACCACCCGTCATAACGCATCGCAATCACCATTGGGTCATCACCACCACCAGACGCATCTACTCCCATCGCGCACATCGGAATGTTCTGAGGATGCTTTGGCGTCCAGCGCTGTTGTGCCATCTGCACCCACTTAGTAGGGATGATTTGATTAGGCAGGTCTTTGAATGACGTTCTGAAACCGCCCATCAGCAATGAGCGATAAGGTTCAGGCATCGCGTCAAGTTGTTTCTCATATCCGGACGCCATGTAATACGGATTGTCTTTAACCGATGCTGGAATGTACGTGCGCGATGTTGGGTAAATCTTCTTGCTGTTGACAGTGCGGAAATCGTCTGGCCCGCTCACCCATTCGTCTTTGCCGTCTTCGTCCGATACCACCCATCGCAATTCCCCAGGCTTGGCAGGATTTGGATATTGCGGATCGAGCCAAGGTGCAAACATGGTCAGCACCCAAAGACCTTCTGCTGCCAATGGCGGGTTTGTCGCAAGCACAACACGACAACGCTGATTCGGATCTTCAGTGCGGTTCCAACCCATCACGAAACGAATTTGCGATTCGGCAAAGTGTGTCGCCTCATCAAAACAAATAAGGTCACGCCCCTTACCCATCTGACCTTGCTCGTCACCAACTCGGTGGGCAGCTGCGAAGTCTATGATTTGCGTATCGCTGATCTTGAGTTTTGGAGGGGGCGACCCATTGAAGCCATCGCGTGAGCCGTGAATCTTTAATGCATCTTCAACGATACGGTCAAGATCGCCATACTGACGGCGCATGATGACGGAACGCTTATGCTCATTGAATGCCAGCCCCAAACACAGTTGAGACTTTCCACCGCCAGGCTCACCGCCGTACAAAAGAACGTCAGCTTTGGAGAAATAAGCGTCCGTTTGTGGCCCAGGGTTCGGCACCCATTTCATGTGCTTGGTCGCCTCGAAAGCATCCTTCGCCACTTGCTCCTGCGCTTCAGGAGGTAAGCCGGCTACTTTTGCGATCAAGGCTTCCAAATTGCTCATTCCTATGTCGCCTGTTCTTTCAGAATCTGCGGCAATTCATGCTTTGCTAATTCAACCTTGCGCAAATACTGACCAGCCGGTAGACCATAGGGAGATGTCCATGTGTCCATCATGTACTTCTGATTCTCAATCGCGCCCTTCATGAACGAAATGCCCTGTTGGTTTCCATGTACTGCTTCTGTGTATTGCGCCTCACGCTGACGTAATTCACGCAAACGAGCCGTTCCTTTGATCCAGTTGTGATCCCATTCGCATAGGCCATATACTGGCATCGGCCGCAGCAGATCAGATTCAGGCGGCACATAGACTTCAATTCCGCGACGCAAAGCCTCAAGAATGAAGTACTGACAACCAGCTCGTTGATAGCCATATTCCTCTGTTGCAGCCATATCGACGCCCCACATACCGATTGTGTGCAGCTCGACTGACTTACCTTCAGCAACATTCTTTTCGTCGGCCTGAATGCACTTCATGATCGCCAGTGCAAACATCAGCGACAACGAAGAAGTGAGAAAGTACGATGTAAATTCCGCCTCAATCTCTGCAATCGGGTAGACAACATGGTTGGGCAACTCAGGAACAGAGCCGCCCGTATATACAGGACCCTTGAACTCGCGCATGAACTGACAGTACTCAGGGCTAAACCAAGGCTGTCCAGGCTCCCAACGATGTAGTTCAAACCACACATCAGCACGTTGCACCTGACCATAAGCACCAGGTGAACAAGCCCATATCTGCCACGACTCCTCGATAAAAGGAGTAGGCGGCTGGAGCTGAGTCTTTCCGCCTAAATACTTCTGATAGGACGCATCCTTGAATGGTGCTAATTGGATGGAACTTGGTGCGCTTCCTAATAACGCAATCTTCATACTGACTCCTCCTCGTAAAGAATCAGTATGTCGAGAACGTCAAACCTGGGCTGGGGGGGCTTGCCGACACCCAAATCGGCCCATTGGAAGTGCTAGAACTTACGCAAGCCAATGAAACTGTATGACCAATCCCAGCAAATGTGATTTGGTTGAAAGAACTGCCAGCAGAAGTGACGATATTTGCATTGGCACCAAACTGAACAATCATGCCGAACGTCGATGATGTCATTTGAGTCAATTGCTTATACACGCCACTCACAGCATTAAGGATTTGAAAGGTACACGCAGTTGACGCGCCCAAAACACTAAATCCATTAGGACTCAAAGCAGACGATGCTGCAGACGATGTGACATTATCGATTGGCAAACGCGTGTCCTGCTCACCAACCTCATAACCTTGAATATCCATACCGGACCGCCGTCCGTACATGGATGTGACCATCTGAGAACGTAGATTCTCTCTGGTCAATGCTGATACCGCTGTGCTGCTGTAAGTCATGATGAAACTCCTTCTTTATAGTTTCTCGCCGTAGCTGCTGCGAAGGGTGAACAGGAAACGGCCTGATCTTCCGACCTCCTCAGGTAAAAATTTCTAACTTGTCTGATAAGTGACAGAGCAACGCAATACAATGGTTCCACCAGAAGGTGTTTGAGTAGTGCTAACATTGGAAAGCGCGACTCCTGTACCAGACATCTGCAAAATAAAAAATAGATTCGTTCCGTTTGTGATCGCGTTCAGTTGGCCATAACCTGCATTGGTTATTCCCTGCCATACGCATGTGCCAACTCCAGTGTTATTTGTAGTTCCTTCAGGCCTTAGAATTGCAGGCAATCCTGTAATTTCCACAAGACCGGACGCCGTTGTGAATGTGAACGCATTGGTTACAATATTGAATTGAACATACGCACGATTACCAATCTTCATGTATGTGCCAAGCTGTGTGCCATACGTTACTGAAACATCTCCTGGTGTTACATATGTCCAAACTGGAGTCCACGTACCATTCGTAAATCCATAATTTCCACTAACACCAGGATTGACAGATACATCAGCAAATGCCAGTGATGAGAAAAAAGCTAATAGAAGCAATATATTTTTCATGATCATTTCCCGAATTGAGCACTTGCAATCACTGAGCACGTACTATCAGCTGTTGTAATTGCGGTGATCGTTGCCCTCACATATTCCCAATGAGCGTCTACGGTGAATCCGTCTGCATAGGGTACTGATCCGTTCAATGTGATCGTGCCAAGCTTCGTTGCCAACGCATTAGTGCCATCGTTCGATGCTTCAATATTGATCGCAGAGGCTGCGGTTACGCCAACAGAGCTTCCAGCAGACAGCCCTTGGAAAGTCACGTTACGGACACGTGGATGAAGACGGAACCACGATCCTGATCCCGTAGATGTTGATGTCAGAATCGTGATCGGACCAGGCGAATAGATATTGTTTGCCATGTCATTTACCTTTGATTACCTTGTTAGCCTTGGCATCGATCTTCTTGGCCGTTGATGGTGAAAGTTTTCCCTTCTTGACTTGCTGAGTTGCGCGAGCTTTTGCGTTCACTGCATGACTTTTGTCTGGCATCGGATACTTACGCTCTGCCGGAAGTCCGAATGTCGATGTGGGGAGTTTCTTGCGTGCTTTGGTGGAGAGCGTTGCCATGTCTATTCCTTATTAACTGCCTGCGCTAGCAGGAATGCGATGCGTCTTGCGGTTTCCTGTGGATCGACTGGCTGAACATCGTTGCCGTCCTTATCCGTGATACCAGTCTCAACCTTGTCGCGCCATTTGTTACGTTGGCGGTTCTTCAACCAGAAAATTGCAGACGTTGCGTCAGGTGGATAGACCTTCGTGATCGGAGTCTCAGTGATCATTCCTTGGTAGTTCGAGATGTGAACCTCAGGATGCTCGTAACCAAGCGCTCTTTGATACAGTCGATCAGCTACTTTTGCGTCAGCTAATTCTTTGCCTTCTCTTAGGGACTCAAAAAACTCTGGATGTTCTGTCTTCCAGTTATTAAGCGTTGCCTCTGTAATCTCAAAGAAATCAGCGAGTTCCTTGTCCGTAGAACCAAGCAAACACAACTTTCTAGCCTGATCTGCATATTCAGGCTTGTACAAAGTTGGTCTGCCGCCAGCCATTACCCAAGCAGCGAATTTTTCATGTTCGCAATAAATGTCTCAAGGATCGGCTTGAACGTATCAGCCACTACTTGAGCAGTCGTATCAAGACCAGCTTCAGCATTGGCGAAGACAGTGGCCAGTTGATCCAGCATTGCGATATGGGGTTGAACGGCTGCGAGCTTTGCGCTCTCTACATCCAATTGAGCTTGTGCTGCAGCGATTGCCGCTTGGTCGGCTGCAGTGTCCTCAGCCAGCTTTTGTTTTGCCACATCGAGTGCAGCCTGGTAGGTATTGATGTTGTCTTGAATGGACATGGCTTTCTCTTTGCAGAATAAAAAAAGGCCGCGGCCCAGTTCCCTAGGTACGCGGCTCAATTCCATCGGGGAGAACTGATGCCTAAGTCTAATGCGTGATGTGGATTTGCGGTGTCACAAAACGATCAATTGCTGCTCACTTATGGACAATCTACGTTGTGCAATTTGAGCAGTATTTATCGTGTAACTCAATTAGCTTTTCACCTAAAGAATGTCTTGGCTCTGCTCCGTCAAGCAATCTCTGAATCGTTGATCGATGCTCATCAACCAGATCAGCAACTTTTGATGTCGATACTGGCAAAGGTTTAGCGTTGCGCAAATCAAGCAAAATCTTCTTCCAGTCACGCTTTACATCCTGCATACAACCCCCCTTTTGTTGAGATATTCAGCCGCTCCTCTTGGAGTAGCATCAGTGAAAGCGAATAAAGCGCCCGCCGCACAAGCATCTGCGCCAGCCTTGAATGCGTCGTACATGTCGTCATAGTCGCGGCATCCACCCGAGGCGATGACTGGAATACTTACTGCATCAGATACGGACTTGATCAGGTCTAAGTCATAGCCTTGCATGGTTCCATCCCTACCTATGCTAGTTAGCATGATCTCGCCGGCACCTAATTTTTCAAATTTCTTTGCCGCCCATACCGGAGTCATTATTTGGTCAGTTTTTCCGCAGTGCGTATGAACAAAGCCGTTTTTCACATCAATTGACACAACGATTGCTTGAGAACCGTATTTAGTCGCACATTCCTGAACAACCTCAGGATGCTCAAATGCAGTCGTGCAGATAGCCACCTTGTCAGCTCCAGCATTGAGCAAGTCTCTGACATCCTCAATCGACCGCACACCGCCGCCAATCGTCACAGGTATATAACAATCGCTTGTCAATTCCCCAACAATATTCAGATTGGGGCCACGCTTTTCAGGTGTTGCGGAGATGTCCAGCACAATCAATTCATCTACCCCGCGAGTCGCATGGATTCTGGCTGCTTGCATGGCAATACCAACTGAGCGCCATGAATCGAACGCTTGCCCCTTCACCAATTGATTGCCCCTAGTGAGTAGAGTCGGAATGA